ATAACCTTCCAAGGCCTTATACCATGGTTTCCACGTCTCTGGGCCAAATTTAGGGCCTGCATATATATTCTCGTCACCACAATGGGTAGCAACAAGATCTGAAATGGGGGATTTCTCGACTTTGGTGTAATAAGAAGTGCCACCAGGGCAAGATCCATACACATCAATAGGAATGTCAGGAGAAAAATAATTAACAGGTGATTTTTTGTCTACCTTTGGACCCTCATACACCTTCGCCCCGTAAACAGAGGAGCGAAGAATTCCTTCAGACGTGGCAATAGGCAAATCACATAAAACCCGCAATTCTTCAATAGCGGAGCTCATTTCATTGGCAAGTATGCGACCAGAACAACCGCGAGTGGTGTCGGATACACCGCCCAAATGAAATCCTAGGATAATATTTGCAACACTATCACTAATGAGTGGAGCCATACACAAACCATTAAAAGTGGGCTTGCTTAAGAAATAGTTACTTCCAGGGAATTTAGTAAACCCATTGGTAACAATCCCATTAGAAGTTTTTCCTTTATAGGTAGTAATGACACCATCCCGCGAACGATAAGGCATAACAAATCCCACATCACGAAATTCGGATAGAGGAAAATAAGGGAGCATATCGCTCCAATCACCCCCATTCGAAATATAAATAAGGGTAAAATCTTTCCCAGGAAAAGTATATATCATATTACGAGAAATTTTAGTCGTAAATTTGTTATGAGGAGCATCGGAAACATTCCTTATTACCTGCAATTGAAAATCCATGTCAGGTATATTGTGTCTAGGCAACAATAGTATATTACTATTAACAAAGAAACCATTGGTGGTGGTAACTTCCTTACCCGGCACCAAGTACCGAACGTAAACTACATTCTTTGCTACTTTGATAATTGCTCTCTCGGTAGTAGTACATTTGGCATGTTCAGTAGCCGGAAGGGGTGTGACAATAGTTCTATCCCATTGTGACACAGCAGACAATTTCCTTTTTAGAGCTTCCTCTTGTTCAGGGGTAGCTCCGGAATGGGAATCAACTTTGGCAACTTTAATAAGGCTCTTTACGAACTTAATTGCAGCAAATACTGTTACACACCCACCGAATAGCCAAATCAAATTGGTTTCTCGGACGCGATTACCTAATCGGGAGAAATATCCTGGAATTAAGGACGAATTCCTAATACAAAGATCAAATTCTTCCAACATTGAAACAGAAATGTGAACTGTCAAGTATACTATAATAA